AGAAACTTCAGCAACTGTGGTACCATCCTCCACGTGTTGATGCATTCCCTGTCTTGGTGGGGGATAATACGCACCAGGCTCTACCGGCTCGATACTATCGGTCACTGACCATTCCTCGTGCAATTCTTGCAGAAACTGGTTCAATCCAGGATACATAACCTCTTCATCAAGTTCTCTCCATCGTTGATGAAGTTGTTCCCGTGCTCGTTGGACAGCCGTATCATGATCGGATGGTAATGAATCCTCAATCCATTCTGGTGGTTGCCCATCAGTCATCGGTGCATACATGAGTGGTTGGTTTTGATCAAGAAGAAATGAAGGTGGTTTTACTTGTCGTCGCAGTTCGTGTATAGTGTCACACAACTCCAGATAGTCCCCCTCAGGGATCTTATCCGAGTTCTTGTCAACAAGCTCCATTATTTTATGAAAAAGATCCATCTTATTATCAATCTAAAGCTACATCACTTAGGTGTTTATTACAAATTGTAATGAACTCTGAGATAGTTTTGGCGATCTCTCACATCAGAAATCTCAATCTCCAGATGCCTTTTCAGATCGTACGCGTCTGTACGTAATCTCTCACAACCACGATTGAATCTCGTTTTATAATTCTGGTAAAGTGTGCGTTCGTATGCCTTACTGGTACACTCCTTTTCTTCTTCGTCGCTACTCCATGTTGTAGCACGATTAAGATTATCAAATGTCCAATCCCCCCCACCAACACACTCTATATCACCATCACAGTAATCTCGGATAGCATCTTCCCTTACCTTCTTCGTAATATTACCAATGTACTTCAGTTTTCTCAAACTTTTCTTAGCGATGTTATAATCAGTATCCAGTCTTTGAAGAATTTCCTCATTTTGCACCCATTCATCATACCATTCTGGTCTGAAAAATGTATTGTCCTCATCCTCGCTGTCACTGATATTAGCAATTAAATGAACAGCCATACCAGGTTGAACCACTTGGAATGGGACATTGATTGGTAAAGGGCGACGATTATCCGTAACAGGAGGGTCTTCGTGTTGTGGTAAATTTTGGTGAATTTCTTTCAAGTTGTCACACATTTCCAAATAGGTGCCTTCCGGGATCATTTTGGAAATGTCATCGAGAGATCGCATAAGATTTTGAAGATTCTCCATTTTTTTATGGAAAATATAAAAACTATAAACCAACTTAGGTTTTAATTTATACTTCATCGAGATGTTCATCGGCGTGTTCAAGAGAATCAAGTTTTTTTTCAATGGCTATACAATACCTCCGCCTAAAGTCATTTTCAATTTGAATGTATGATTTGCATAGAGATTGTATTTCTTTCTTTCTTCCATCCAACTCTATATCTTCCAAACTAACGTCGTACAGTAAAGCATAATGTTTAGAAACTGTTTCACGTATATTTTTGGAAATTCTGTGAATAGGTTGGTTCATAGATAGTTCTCTCCTTAAATACTGAATTTGTCCCTGAAGGTAGTCACTATCAAAACTGAGAGCTCTATCGAAATAGTAGTCATAAAAATACCGAAGTTCATATTCGGACGTGCCTATAGGATGTGTAGTAAAGTTTTCATAATCGAAAAAATATACTGGATCTGATCTTTGATTGTACGCTTTCTTCAAAATATTACAAAGCTGTAAATAGTCTCCCTCTTTCAACTTGTCTGAATTACGGTCTATGATTTGCATAGCAGATAAAAGGTCATCCATCTTGCTACTTTAAAGTAGCAAATGTTTAATTATGTTAAAAAAATTAACCTGTGTTCTTTATAAGGATGGCAGGTCGTCTAAATCTGGCCATCACCGGTGTTCAGGATACATTACTCACCGGGAATCCGAGTATGTCGTATTTTTTGTCACGGTTTAAAATTCCAACTCGGTTTGCATTTGAAAATAAAGAAAATCAATTTAATGGCAAAATAGATTATGGAGAGATTTTGACATGTAAAGTTCCCACGGAAAGAGGCGACTTCATCAAAAATTTTACCATCAAACTATCCCGAGAACCTTTGTTACCTCAAGGATCGTCGTGGTCACCTTCATCCATGTATCATCTTATAGAGTATGCAGAATTGATCATAGGAGGTACTATCGTGGAAAAGATAACAGGTGAATATATTTATTTGTATCAACAACTCAGAAATACAGAAGATGATACACGACAAGGGTTATACTTTTTAAATGGACATGGTGACTTGTTGACTTTGGGGTTTAATTATGTATATTTCTTAGATTTACCATTCTATTTCTACAGAAATCCATCTTTATCGATTCCCATCTGTGCATTGACGAAACATTCAGTCGAAGTTAGGGTAAAATTGAGAAATTTTAATGAACTAATACTCGATAATACATCGTATGGTGGAAATATATCTGGATTTTCATTGGATACTGAATACGTGTATGTTTCACCCGAAGAAAGAGCTTACTTTATGTCCAATGAGATAAATCAAATAATTACACAAGTGCAACTTTCCACATTTGAAATGGATAATACTACACTGAAAAAGGATGTGTTGCTTAAATTTTCACACCCAGTTAAGGAAATGTACTTTGTTTCACAATCGAATATTTCTGTAGAAAGTAATTACCCAAATCAATATAACACAATCAAAAGTGTAGAGTTCAAAATAAATAATGAAACATTGTTCAAAAAAAGTGGTAAGGAAGTCGGTTATGATCAAGTATTGGAGAAGTATATAAATTCCCCAATATCCAGTGAGTTTGGTGGTCTAATCGAAACTAACGACCGACGTTTTGGTCCAAATATTTTTGGGATTCATTCATTTAGCTTAAATCCCATGTCACGGTATCCAACGGGTCAGTTAAATATGTCCAGAATTTTACATAAAATGTTAAGTTTAGAGATAGAACCTTTAGAAAATGTGACAACAACTACAGTTCAAACAGTGGTTGAAAATGAAACATCTGAAATACCCTATACATTAACATCGCTACAAGAAACGCCATTCAAAGACACGGTGATAAACAGACAGGTATCAACTATAACAACTCCAGTGACAAATATAAGATCCGTTTCTACTCCACAAGAAGATGTATTTACCACTACTACAGTTACAACTACAACTAAAAGAACAATTGGATTAGAATCAAATATAAAAGTAACAGTCACAAACTCTCAATCACCATTGACTACAAGATCAACAAATGAACCTGTAACTTCACAATTAATATCCAGTACCTTAGGTACAAGCAGTGTAGTTCAAGGTCAAATCAGTGAAGTCAGCAATGTTCGTGTATTTAGTGATCCTGTTATATCTAATAATTATGTATTTGGAGCCAAAACAAATATAGTAACAAATACTGATACAAGTTCTCAAACATTTACAAATACATCATCACCATTATTAGTAAATAAACAAGTAACTACATTTGAAGATACAATCACAACAAGAACGGAAACACAACCCACTATTACATTAGGAATACCTGGTGGTGCTCCATTACAGACGAGTGATCAATTGAGTGATACTATAACTGGATCTGGTAGTGTAAATTATAATAATTACGGAGGAGTTAGTACGGGTAATCCATCATCTAGTACAAACACCAATAATGCGAGCCAAGATACATCTCTCGATGATTTAGTTAGAATTGTTACTGGTGATAATGGTAGTGCCATAAATTTTTCGCCTCCAAGTACCGCCGCGGGGACGGGCATTCTTTTAAAAAAATACGCGACAGGGATTGCAAATGGGTTTGATATTACATCACGTCCATTAGGGTTTTTTAATTCATTTGGTCAAATAGGTAAAATTTCCAGAAATAGTTCCAGAATAATGTCTCCGCGTGGAATTAGTAACGGTCAAGATGAAGGACAAATGATAAACTCGTGGAGATATGTAACAAGTACAGGTCCCTACAATTACCCCTCACCGGGTTCTTCGGCGTATCCAATCTATATACAAGAAATGTATAGATACGTGAGAGAGATGGATTTTTCCAACCTCACGAATGCTAGTGATGGTAGTGAAACGGGGAAGGAAAGAATTGAAATTGATACAAATTTTGATGGTTCTATCATAGTTATGTCTCAATATGTTCCAAGTATGGTATGGTCTCCGAGTATCATAGAACCCGGTGGCAGATCTAGATTCTATATACACCGTTATTATGAAAATTGGGATGATGATAGAATTGGTATGGGTGTATGGGGTGATGAAAACAATAGGCAAGTGCCTATACTTGTTAATCAACCAACTTCTATGACGGTAGTGTGTCATTTGGGTTTTAGCCTCTCTATGAATAAATCTGGATTGAGATTTGCTACGTCTGGAATCTCACATCCATATTTACCGTCAAATAGTAAAAATAAAGTTGTAATATACGACATTCAGGGTAACACCTACTCACCAACAATTATAAACTTACCAGATCAAGGTGTGAATGATGAATATGGAATACAAGTTAAACTAAGTGATGATGGAAATAAATTATGTGTAAGCATGCATGGTTCTATGAAATCCGGTGTTTTTGATTTTATAGGAAAACTATATTTATATGAATATAAAGATTCGACCTGGTCTATGATAGAAGAATTACCCTTACCACCCAATGTAACACTTGATATTGATAGTGCTTTTGGAAGAAATATATCTACAGATTCAGATTTTGATAAAATTGTAGTAGGAGCTGCTAATTATAATCAAGGTACAGTTTTTGTGTATCAAAAAATAAATGAAGCGTGGGAAACTATTCATGAAATTACTAGTGCTAACGGTGTACCAAATTTCGGAGAACTTGTAGATATGTCCGGTAATGGAGAAAAAATAATAGTAGCAGGATCCGGGGCAACTAATGGTATTGAGATATGGAGTCAAATAGATTCAAGTGACACATGGTACCACGAAATAAATGGCAGTTCAACACACTTAGTGACAAGTGTATCAATAAATGACAATGGTTCTAAATATGTATATGGTACAACTGGTGGAAAAATGTATGTAAAAGATGATAGAGTTACTGACACTGAATTCGATCCCAATACTAATTTTGTTGGAGATGAGGTCACACCATCTGGAGCGTACTACCCGAGTTTTGGTAGAGGTACAATATTCAATTTTCCTACATTCACAGTTCCAATTGACGAATCTACAATTATTGAAACAAATGTAGTAGATACAATAACTTCAAATACATTTACTGAAGTTCTTACAGAAACAGTAGATCGAGTAGAGGAGATCGTTTCACTACAAACATTAGTAACACACGGTATTTCGGGGACTACAGTGACCGAAGTGGGAACTAGAAACCAAAACGAAATAACTACTACACAAACAGAGACACAATCAAATCAACATTTTTCACAGAAACATAAAAATAGAGTGTATGCAATAAACTATAATGTATTGTCGTTTAAAGATGGATTATCAGGTTTAAGATTTTAATTGTATATAATAGTAATGGCCGGAACTGTTCAACTTGAATTAGGTGGTGAAATACGTGATGTAAACCCGGAGTATTCATACTTTCACGAAATATACAAAAAACACACTAATTTTTCTATATTTTCGAGAGAAGTAAAACTTTTGAACGAACCAGATTTTGGTGAAACGATTAAATTTACAATCCCACAAAACTGTGGTCATTTTCTAACTAAAATATCACTTAAAATGGTTTTACCTGGAATATCTACAGGAAATAGATGTTACATAGAATCCGTCGCGCATGCGATTATTGAACACGCTAGAATTTTTATAGGTGATCAACTTATACAAGAAGTTCCAAGTGATTATTTACAAATATATTCAGAGCACAACATTTCATTAACACATCAACATAGTCTCGAAGAAAAGATAGGTAAATACCCTTTCAGGTTAAATACGAAGCAGGTATCCGATCCTGTAATTCTTTCACATAACAATTTAGGGAAAGATGGAAAAAATGAAGAATTTATCGTAGATGTTCCATTTTATTTTTATAATCACCCCGAACTCGCTTTACCTATATCATCTATAAATAAACAATTAATTGAAGTGGAATTCAAGTTGAGTAACTTCGACAAACTCGTAACAGATATTAATGCTCAATATCCGCTTACAGATACATCACATACAGGAGATTTGGAGATGAGTATGGTAACAGAGTTGGTATTAACTAATATGTCACAGTGTTTAAATAAAAAATATATAATTACACAGATACAACAAAATATTTTCAAAATAGATGAAAATGAAGGTAATTTTATGATGACATTTTCACATCCAGTTAAAGAACTCTGTTTTGTGATACAACGTGATAATGTTTCACCGTACGATTATGATAATTCTTTAAATTTTGTTGATGATACATATATACTGTATGAAAATCTAAAAAGTTTAGAACTAATATTGGATGATCAAGTAATACTAACAGGAAAATTAGGTAGTGTCCAATTTTTAAAAGCTGTACAATCACGTATTCATCACACGAGATGTCAAATTATTAGACGTTTCTATTCCTATAGCTTTGGATTAAAACCTGAAGAATGGTATCCAAATGGACAGATTAACTTTAGTAATATAAAAAATCAAATAATCAAAGTAAAATTACACAGAGGTGTCCCATCTGTACCCAGAAAATTGAAAGTGTATGCATTGAGTTATAATATACTAGATGTAAAAGACGGGTTCGCACATTTGATGTATTAAAAAAATGTACTAATATACAAGTATGGGTGAGGCATCTAATATTTCACTACAAGCTATCGGAAAGCAAGATACATACTTACTTTCTGATAAAGATGAAGAGTTGCCATTTCTACCCAAGGATAAAATGCATTCGGAATTTATAAAATATCACAGAATTCGTAATGTTACAAATCCTAATAAAACTACTGGGTGGCCTTTTGGTAGTAAAATCAAAGTAGAATTTAAACCCCAAAATATGGGAGATTTACTAAGTAATATGTGGTTAAGTGTAAAATTACCAAAACTGGAGATAGATTACAAAAATGAAGTTGAAGTTACAACTTCAACACAATCGAGTGTATTTTTAGATACCATCACTTCAACTATTAATGTTATATCCAGAGATCGGATACTCGAGAGTGATATTGTACCTGAGGAACCCGGCCTCATAACATATTCTAAAAAAATAGATACAATCGGTCAATTTACAGAAACATTAGAACCTACAACAACGAGTCAGTTTCTGAGAGTAGAAACGACAGGGCCTACAACTTCTACATTTACATCGGTCAATCAAAGCTATTCACCGGAATCATTCCAAGAAACGACAAATTCAAATTCGACTGTAAATGTAACAGTTAATCCTTTCGTTACAAGTACTACATTATCCAGTAGTATATTGTATCAACCAAATACAACTATACCTAGTACGGTTACTATAGATACATTTAACACACCAACTAACGATCAATATAATATTTATATTCCAGACGGTGTGGATATAGAACCATATAAATCCAGTGAATCACTTTTTGGTTTTAATATGGTAGTATCACCAACGGGATATAAATATTTTGTACCAAATATAACCGAACGAACATGTACAGTCTATGGTTTGAACTCTGATTATACTGATGTAGCAAAGGAAGCAATTTTAAAAATATATAGTGAAAACGGTTTAAGTAATGGAGAAAAATATAGGTTAAAAAGTAATGGATTTGGTGACGTTATAGTTGCAGCTAGAAGATATAAACACATAGTTCAGTATAAACACACTAACTCCACATGGAATCCGATATATTTATCCCCGTCTAAAAATAACGAAATATTAGTGAATAGTTATAATCATAAAACATCACAATGGTCATCTGAACCTACACTATTATCACCATCATCAGTACTAAGACCATACTATGATTTTGGTCATGATATCGCTATTAGTAGTGATGGATTAACCATAGCATGTGGAACAGTATTTCCGGGGTGTTTTAATACTGGAAGTACTTATGAACATTTTGGGTATCGGTCGTTATTGCAAAGTAGTTATGAGTCTCTACAACCACAACCAAATAATAATAATATTGTAATTTTCAAATACATAAATGGTGAATGGCTACAAGATTCGGTTATTTCTATTATACAGTCACTACAATCAACTAGAAGAGATATAACTTTTTTTAAACCCGCATTAAATAAGGACGGAACAGGGTTAGCTGTATCATATTATTCATTGGTTGTAACGAATAACACATCGTCATCAGGGCCCACGAGTGTCGAATATAACCAGGGTTCAGCTCTGAGGCAATTACCCGGACTAAAGGTGTATGACTATGACAGTACAACACAATCATGGAATGAAGATACATCTATAACTAGTATATTACCTACAACCACAGGTCCAGGGTCAAGCTCAGTTCCACAGGTAATACCTTCATCAAGAAGTGATGAAGACATGTTCGGTATGTTCATTTCAATGGACTCAACTGGAAAAACAGTAGCAGTGGGAGCACCTTACCACGAATTTACTACTAATAATGGACTTACTTATAATAAATTTGGAAATCTACATTTCTTTAGACAGGGTGATTACGATCCGCTTGTACTGAATACAACGGATACTTGGAGGTACGAGCCTATTCGACTCTCCGTATCTCCGGTGTCATATTATGGCATCGACCCGTGGGAGAACTCGAATAATCGCTCCGACCTTGCGAAATACAGTAGTTCTCAACATTTAGGGACAAATATAACTGTATGTGGTCGAGGATTTTTCGCTTTGTCTGCGTTTGATTCTAAATATCCAGCCGGGTTGATGTCTAGTGGAGCTCTAACCACCCCCCCCTCACCCATGTATTATGCGTGGATCCTTAACAACTCCAACACACCCTTCAGTGGGGCATCGGGGACCGCAACATCTGTTTATTCG